ACTATATAACCTAAATAAACTATGGCACTTACCACGAAGCTAGAAGCAGTAAACACGATGATCGGTGTAGTAGGCGAATCGCCTGTTAACACCATTAGCGGAAGCAGTGTTCCCGTATCCGTCGTGACGGCCCTTAACGTGCTTGATGAAGTCAATCGCGAGGTACAATCCGAAGGTTGGCACTACAACACCGAGTACGAATATCCGTTGGTAAGAAACGCCTCAAACAAATTCACACTGCCAAACAACGTCCTAAAGATCGACACACCGATCGACAAGTACACCGACATAGACATCGTTCAACGCGGGTCTACTTTGTACGACAGGAAGAACCACACCGACGTCTTCACTCAAGACTTAGACGTCACTATAACTTTTGAATTAACCTTCGAAGAACTACCACAACAGTTCCGAAGTTACATAACGATCAGAGCGGCGCGTAAGTTCGCTAATCGCTTTCTCGGCTCGCAGGAGATTGAAAGCTTTACCCTTCGTGACGAGATTAATGCGAAGGCTACAGCGGTCGACAGCGACAGCGAGAACGCGGATAGAACGATCTTTGATAACTACGACGTTAAACGCGTCATTGATCGCTAATGCCTTTAATCACTACATCCGTACCAAACCTCGTTCAGGGCGTTTCGCAACAGCCCGACAATCTGAGGTTCCCCGGTCAGGCGGAAGAACAAGTAAACGCTTTTAGCTCCGTTGTGGACGGGCTTACCAAACGCCCACACACCGAGCATGTAGCCGCGTTAGGAGTCACGCTTGAAAACGACGCTTTAACGCATTTTGTCGATCGTGACGCTTCTAACAAGCATGTCATGGTGTTTAATCATTCTGGCGGTACGACTTCGTTAAACATCTTTAACACCGCTGACGGCGCGTCCATAACGACGACTGTAAGCGCAGACGCACAGACCTACTTAAACGGCGCTACAGACCCGTTAAGCGATCTTAGAGCGTTGACTATCGCTGATTACACTTTCGTAGCAGACACGGGTAAGACCGTCGCTATGGCAGGTACGACTTCAACCGCGCTTCCAAACGAAGCAATCGTATTTGTTAAGCAGGGCAACAGCGGGACGGACTACAACGTCACTATCAACGGTGCTACCGCAACCACGGCTGGCCCTGCCGATCATAAGTCGACGACTATCGCATCGAACTTAGCGACGGCTATAGCGGGTCTAGCTGGCGTTTCATCCGCTACCGCTAACGGGTCAGTTGTTAAGATCGTCATGTCGAGCGACTTAGACATCACCGTCGACGACTCGCTTTCAAACACGGGCTTAGGTCTTGTGTATAAGGCAGTTACAGCAATCACCGATCTGCCGATCAAGTGTTTCAACGACTCGCGTGTCAAAGTCAAAGGCGACGTGGAACTCGTTCAAGACGACTACTACGTTAAGTTTGCGACTAAAGACGGAGCGACGTTTGGTGAAGGCACTTGGATCGAGGACATCGGGTATGGCGTTACGACGACGCTTGATAACACGACCATGCCGATTCAGATCGTTCCTACTTTCAAGTCTTATGTCAGTCACGGAGGTAGCGTTTATAAAGCGTTACAAGCGCATACTTCATCGGGAGGAACCGAACCGGGAACAGGCGGTGGAGCGTCTTATTGGGAAGTTGTGACGGATATAAAGTCGGCTCCTGCTTGGTCATCTAGTAGCGTAAGTTACATTATATCAAGCACTTCTGTCGTTCATTACTCCACGCAGGAATCCACTTTCACGAACCGTCTTGTCGGCGATACAGACACCAACCCCAACCCGTCCTTCGTAGGTAAGACGATCAACGACATCTTCTTCTTTAAGAACCGTTTAGGTCTTTTGACCGACGGAGCCGTCATCTTTTCCGAGGCTGATGAGTATTTCAATTTCTTCAGGACAACCGTCCTATCGCTTCTGGACAGCGCTCCCATCGACGTTGGAGTCGCACACACCAAGGTATCGACGCTTAAACACGCTGTGCCGTTCCAAGAGAAGCTCATTCTATTCAGTCCACAATCACAGTTCGTATTAAGAGGAACCGACTTACTCACGCCTAAGACCGTCAATATCTCGCCTATAACCGAGTACAACGTGTCTAGTGACGTAAAACCCCTCGCACTTACCAACTACGTTTACTTCACGTTCCCACGCGATCAATACGAAGGTATGTACGAGTTCTACGTTGATAAGGACACCGATGTCTTTGACGCGTCTGAGATCACCGCTCAAGTCCCTACCTATGTCCCGTCGTCCTTACGACAGCTTGTAGGTACGCCTAGCGAGGACGTCATAGTCGCGTCTTCAACGGACGATCTAAAGAAGCTGTATGTGTATCGTTACTTCTGGCAGAACCGTGAGAAGATACAATCGGCTTGGATGCGCTTTGACTTCGCTAAGGACATCGTCGGAACCGGGTTTATAGACAGCGATCTATTCGTCGTTACAACCGACGGTCATCTTGAGAAGATGGCGATGGAAGCAGGACACACGGATGCGGGTAAGAGTTACTCGATACATCTCGACAGGCGTTATTCTCCTCCTGCTTTAGATTGTTCTTACAGCGCGGCTAACAAGAAGACGACTGTAATTGATATGCCATACGATCCGGCTGGAGCCGTCGTCTACACCGCCGATGGATTGCGTTTACCGCTGACAAGAACGTCGGCAACGGAGTTCACGATCGAAGGCGACTACTCGTCCACAGCGTTCTTTGTCGGTCTTGAATACGACGCTTTATACACGTTCTCAACGCAGACTCTAAAGCAACCTACAGAGCGTGGAGGTCGGTCATCTTCTAACTTTACTAAGCAAGTCCTTCGTCACGGATCGATTGATTACGACGACACAGGACACTTTACAATCGAGGTTACCCCGCAATTCAGGGACACCTACTCATACGCCTTTAACCCGTCTACTATCGGTGCTGACGCCGTGATCGGGTCGCTTGTCTTGGACAGCGGTTCGTTTCGCTTTCCTATTCACTGTAAGCACGACGACGTAACCATCCACATTAAATCGTCTTCAGCGTTGCCTATGAAGTTATTAGCCGCTGAGTTCGAAAGCTTCGTACATGGAAGATCAAAACGATACGGAGGTTGAGGAGTTCGTTTACTCCGACTGTCGGATACAACGCGCTGACGGCGAGCTTGATGCTCCCGCTTTATACGACGATATGCGCGTGATGGACATGGTCGAGTGTATCGGTCTTGGTCATCATCCCCGTCAGGCTCTCTTCCAATCGTATGATATGTCCGAGCAGGTATGGACGATTACAACCGCTGAAGACTGTCGCATTGTCGGTAGCTTTGGCGTCGTTCCATCACCCGCTCCCAACGTCGGTATCATCTGGATGCTAGGAACGCATAGAATGCACAACATCAAAAAGACTTTCGTTAAACACTCACGCGAGTGGGTCGGTCGTTTGTTCGGCGATTACACCACGCTTACCAACTTGGTTATGACCGACAACGAGCTTTCCGTCCGTTGGCTAACTTGGTTAGGCGCGACGTGGCGTGATTGTAGTGTTGACGGATTCCAACAATTTTCACTTTATAAACAACAGTTCGATTAATCATGTGTGATCCAATATCCGTAGCAGTAGGAACCGCTTTAGGCGCAACAGGAAGTACAGCCGCCGTAGGCGCTGTGGGAGCCTCTACACTCCTCGGCGTTGGTTCTTCTGTTGCTTCTTACGCAGGACAACGGCAACAGGCGAAGCAACAACGTCGCTACCAAAACCAAGCGATGGAGGCGGAGCGTCAACGCGCTATCCAAGAGCAACAATCCATTCGTATGCGTCAAGCGCAGGAACAGGAAGCGACGAACCGTGAGCTTGGAGACGTTGCCATGAAAGCGCGTGAGGCACGGGCCAGAGCGACTACAAGCGCGGGAGAAGCGGGTGTGGCAGGTATGTCAGTTGACGCCCTTATCGACGATTACACGCGTCAAGAAGCGGCGTATAGAGTCGGTGTAGGACGTCAGCAAGAGATGCGTGATCTACAGACAGGACTCGCTCTTACCGACGCAGGGTTCCGCACACAGAATCGAATGATCGATCTTAACAGACCCGTCAATCAACCGAGCTTCCTTACAGGAGCTTTAAACGTCGCTAAAAGCGGTGTTAGCGGTTATCGAACGGGATTAGAACTTAAACGCGAAATTGGATAACTAATGGCACGAGTACAAGTACAAGACCTTCCCGACGCTCCCGGCTTACAGCCGACGGTTAGAAGCGGCGGTCAATACGGCGTTGCCGTTCAACAAGCGGGACGCAATAAGCTGATGGATTTAGCGGACGCTTTGTCGACGGTTAATCCGATGCTGAAGGACTACGCTGGTATTCAACGCGTTCAAGGCGCTATAGGCGAACAGGACGCGATGAAGGTTTCCGATGCTGACGTCATGGGACAGATCAAAGGATCACGCAGTAGCGGAGGTTCGTTGTCTCAAGCGTTAGGTATCGAGAACCGTAACCGTGCGTTTCGTAACACGCTTATCAAACGCGCTGTGAACAACGACTTACTACCCGCTATGAAGGCGGAGTCAGATACGCTACTGGACGTTGAGAAGTACAAAGACAACAAAGCGTTCTTACAAGCGGTCGACGACTTCACAAAACAGAAGTGGGAAGACTTCGCAGGACAGATCGGTGAGGAAGCCGCAACAAGCGACGGAGCCGCTGTCGTATGGAACTCGATCACAGGGCCGTTTAAGGCGGATATGCTCGCGGCTTACGATAAGAAGAAAGAAGATTTTATCGAGTATGCACAGGAAGAAGAGACAGGTCTTGAACTTGACGCTTTCACGCAGAAACAAATCGATCCCTCTTCAGGTCAGGTCATACCGTTCGATCCCGCAGGTCTAGGTAAGATCGCACAGAACCGCGAGAAGTTAATGAAGGAAGCGGGTATTACCGACAAGAAGACAAGAAACGTAATCCTTCTTAATTCGTATGCCCGTCAAGTCGACGCTTTAATCGCCAAAGGAAGATACTCTGATGCGGAGCGTATGCTCGCCGCTATGAGCGTCATCCAAGTCAACGGTAAGCCCGTGTTCAGAACGACCGATGCGAAGACCGCTATCACGCCGCTTATATCGAAGTTGAATATAGCGAGGAAGACAGCGGGTACGACGAGCGACGCAGACGCTAGACGTTTGGAGTCGGATAAAGCAGAACGCTTTTCCAACAGCGTCGTAAACACAGCATCTAATTTAAGAGCCGTGGATAGCCGCGAAGAAGCTACCGACTTGGACATCAAGGAGATAGGCGACACCTTCCGTCGTTTAGGCGTTCCTGAAGCCGATATAAACGGACTTGTCGATCAGGTCTTTACAGGGCCAGGTAAGCCTATGACGCAGTTTCAACAGGTGTTGAGACAAGCGGCTAACAATCCTAACTACCCTGACATCGTCAACGAGCGTTACTACAGCAACGTCGATAACATCGATAGAGGTTTTGAGGCGTCGGCTAATCGTCCAATCAGAGCGTCCGCTTTAACGCCTGAAGACATCGCAGACGAAACAAAGATACTTCAGGACTACCTCGAAAAGAACCCGACGAAGACGTGGCAAGAGTTCGAGCGTACCCGTAATTACAAGCTTCCAGACGAGATGAAGACGTTCGGCGATAACTTCGTCAAAGGTAACTACGTGTTCAACATGGACGAGTACAAGAACGTAGAACCGTCGTTAGACGCGCGCCTTGACGCCATCTTAGACGAAGAGGAGTTCGATGACTTATCGTCGGGAGAAGGGCGCGCCTTTCTCGAAAGCAACGCTGTATTCGTTAAGGAACGCGTTGAACGTAAAGCGGTTGAAGTCGCTGACCTACCGAAAGAAGAACGCGATCAAGCGATACGTGACGAACTTAAAGCGGCTTTAGACGAAGAGGAAGCGCGGTTCAGGGCGCGTATGAACGCTAAGACTTCGGCCCTCGCTCCTAACCAACGTCTAAGACCGGAGCAAGTTGAAAGCATCGAGAAAGAAGGCGTAGCTATAAGAGACGACTTAACGCCCTACATTTTCAGCGAGAATAAAGACTTTAAATACCCCACGCTAATGCTTGCCGATCGTTTCGATAATCCATCGGTTTCACAAGCAGACGTGGACGCAGATCGTAAAAAGATGCGCGACAGGGAAAAGAAAGCCAATTCATCAGAAAAGCTATTAATTAAAGCACAACTTAAACGATCGCTATATCGGTTCGGCTATAACAGTTGGAATCCTGAATCCGTCGAGGTGATGGAAGAAGCTGGCATGGACGCAGACGACGTTCGCTTATTTAAGGACGACGCAGAGTTAAGAGATATAGCGATTGGTTGGGATGAGATTATGCAGAAAGACGAACGAGGGGAGACCTTAACCGAAGAAGAAAAAGAAACTAGGGCGTTGTTCAATAAACTAGGTATCTACAATGAAGAGACTTTACAGATTTTCTATAGCGCCCAAACCGCTCTTTTAGGTAGATGAGTTTCCGAGAAGAATTAAGAAAAGCCGCTGACGAAAACCGAGCGGTCAACCTACCCGACAACGAAATACAACGTCCTCCTCAACCCGTCGTTCAACAAGAAGTCGTCGAGTCTGTCATGCAGGTGCAAGACGAGCTTAGTACGCGCGATATGATCGAAGGGACAGGTCTAAGCGTAACCGCTGAAATCGGCACAGGTGTCGGACTTACCTACGCGTTAAACCGCTACCGTCCCGCCATGAAGTGGTTAAGAGGCGTTAGTCATGCGAGTAAGCTTGGCATCGTTACGCCTGAACCCGGCTCTACCGTAGCAGGGATCGCAGGACTAGCGGCGTCTGAAGCGTTGATATGGGCGGGTTCCAACTTACTCGGTCAATCCATTCGTAAAGCTTACGGCATTCAAGAAGAGTATTCAGCGGGTGAAGCGTTAGCGGCGGGTGTATTCGGTACGTCTCTAGTCGCGACCAAAGCGGACAAGTTGATCTTTGGATTAGCACGTCCCGCTGTAGACGACGTTTGGAAAGGCCGCGAGATGCTCGTCGCCGGAACCAAGAAGTTTATCAGCGGTGCGGCGTTAGGGCTTGCTGAGTCAGCGATGCGTCAAGAGATAGAAGTCTTGATGAACGACGACAAGAACCGCAATGAGTACGACTATTTATTCTCTGCACTTGCTGGTGGAACGTTCAACACGTTGTTCGGTATGTGGTCTAAGACAGGCAAGTGGGGACGCGGACAAGCCGAGACTGTCGTACGTAAATCAAAGGAAAGTTTAGCCGCGAGAAAAGCGGAAGTTCAAGAACGCATCAAAGCCGCTGAAGCCCCGTTAGATGATCAAATCGTTTACGGCATGGGCGGCGGTGTGATGGCGGCGGCTCAGAGTAGCGAGAAGTTCGAAGCTCTTAAACAACTCCGCCAGATCGAAGAAGCGGAAGAAGTTATAGACGACGCTTTAAACAACGTCTTAGCCGCGAACAAGAAGCTAGATGATCGTGAAGCGAACCCACAGCCGATTAAGGACGTCGTTTATGACGACATTGCCGGGCTTCCTTCAAAAAAACTTAAGGAACAATATATCAACAAAAAGTTGGCAGTACCTGTCGGGCCTGACGGTACTTTTCCGAAAATAGAAACGCCCGAAGGTTATTTTAAACAAGGAGATGTTTACCGCCATAAGGACGACCCTAACTTTAAAGTCGCAGAAACAGACGCCGAAGGTGTAGTTAAACTCGCTGAAGATATAGCGAACGACGCGGGAGGAGACGGCGTATATCAGTTAAGAAGACATATGGGACCGCTCAGTAACCCCGAAGACGCCTCTAAAGCGCTAAGAGAGAAAGCCGAGGAGTTAGCTCCTGTTCAACAAGCACAGCGAGATTTACTCCGTCAGAAGTATGGAGATACCGTAACTGTCTACCGCGTTGAAGACCCTAACTATACGGCCTCACCTGATAGAGACGTTTCAAGTTGGAGTTTAGAAAAGAAGAGTGTTGAAGAACGGTTACTCGTTGAAGGGACTGTATTAAAAGAGAAAACAATTTCGGTAGACGATGTTCAGTTTGTGTATAATCACAAGGAGACGGAGGTCTTATTAAAAGACGACGCCGTTGACGCGCCTAAAGCGCCTGAACAAACGCCCGATGAAGCGAAGCTTTCAGAACTGTCCGAGCGCGTCAAAGGTATTAACAGCGAGAACCTAACGACTGAAGCGCCTACCATCGAACGCGAAGCAAAACGACTTTCAGAACGCACAACAGAGAAGCTTCGTAAGGCGATCGCAACGTCGATCAAAGACCCCGATAACGTCGACAATCTTCAAGACGCGTTAGACGCCGTTGTCTTCCAACGAAAGATAAACGCGCAGGTCATCGATATTTTAGAGACGGGCGGAGCGCGTGTCGTACAAGCCGCTCGCCGTGACTCCGATAAGTTCGGGTATGAACAACGTTTCAGCTACAGAGCCGCGAAGGAAGACGCATCTTTAGGCGAGCTTGAGAACAGCCTTAGACGACGCTTAGAAGGCGCTGAAGCGGGAGACATCAAGCAACAGTTCGACGACTTCCTAAAGATCAGACCGACGCTTAAAGCTCAAGGTAAAGCGATCAACAAGAAGGCGTCTAAGAAAGCCAAAGGTAAAGCAAAGCCAAAGCCAGAACAGACAGACGCGCAGAAAGCGGAGAAGCTCAAGCAATCCATAACGAAGAAGAAAGAGAAGCTTCAGAAGGAACTCGACGAGAAGAGAGCGCGATTTGGAGACGACGAAGCACTCGCCGATGCACAAGCTAAAGACGCAAAGCCTAAGAAGCCTGAAGACCCTGAGGTAAAAGATTTAAAAGCTCGTATTAAGTTCTATGACGACGCTGAAGCGGACGTTGCCTTAATCGAGAAGTTGGAAGCTGAACTCGACCGTGTAGCTGAAATCGACGCAAGCACGATCATGGGCGCACAGAGAGCCGAGACTGCACCGAAGCCTAAAGCTCCGGGTAAGACGCCCGGTAAAGCCGAGGAGCTACGTAAGAAGATTGCGGAGACACGCGCTCGTATGCGCAAGAGAGTCGACGATATAGACAAGGCGCAAGCGCAGATAAACAAAGAGCGTGAGATGCAGGAGATATATCGCACCTACGAACAACAGTTCTTTGACGCGATTGAAAAGGACGGCGGCAGTGTACTTGTACGGGGATTAAGGACGTTACAACAAGCGCGTCAACTCGCGTTGATCGATCAGTTACCTTCGGTATTTGCAGGTATACCCACGGGTATCGGAGCGGTAGTGAAACAAGCGGCGCGAGTTTTTAGTTCAGGTATAAACCCACAAGCCGGAATAGGTCGAGGGAAAGCGATGTACATTGACGCCGTTGCTTTCGCTCATATGTTCAAAGACCTTAAAGGTTTACTAACCGCGATGAAGCGCACGTTTCAAGAAAGCGCTTCCGCAACTACTCGTACAGCGGGACGATTTAGCGACGATATAACAAACTCAACACTACCGCGTGGCGAACACGCTATAATAGCAAAAGCTTATTCGGACGCTAAAAGACGCGCAGATGCTATCGAAAATGTAGGTAACTCGTTTTCAGGGTGGATGTCTTCGAATAACTTCTGGTACGTGCTTTCGTTAGGCGTACGAGGAATACAGTCCGTCGACGAAATGTTTAAGCGGCAAATAATTAAAGGTCGTATTCAATCACAAGCATTGAAGAATGGTTATCTTGCGCATCCTAACGACCCTGCTAAAGCGAAGGCATACGCTGAACAGAACTATAACGCCGCTTGGAAAGATAACGACGGTTTAGCTGTATTAGATGAATCGAACGAGTTCTTTGATGAAGTAAACCAAGTTAATGAGGAACTATTGTTTGCGTCCAATGTGGATAATATTGAAGACGTTTATCAACCTGTATCCGATCAACTGGCTCGCAAATTCCAAGAACTAGCAAACGCTCCCGACTCGTTGTTTCTGTCTAATATATTGAAACTTATCATGCCTTACATCGGCGTTCCTATTCGTGGCGCGTTTCGTATGGCTCATTACTCTGTACCTATTGGATCGACTTTAAAACAAATCCCTGCACTCAATCCTTACACCGCAAAGTTAAATAAGTTAAAGCCGAAGATTGAAAAAGCGGAACGGGTTTTAAGACAAACAGATAAAAGTAATACCGATTTAATTAATGCCTCCGAAGCAGAACTTAGAATACTTAATGAACGTCGTAATATCATTTTAGAACGTCGGATTAAGTACAACCATGAGATGCTTACCGACACTCTTATCAGCGGAACGTTAGTAGGAAGCGGTATGCTTCTAGCTTATCAAGGCGTTAACACAGGCTCCCTTGAATGGATGACGTATGAACAACGTAAGAAAAACCGCCTAGAACCGTTTAACATGGGCGGAGTGAACTACGTGTCAGGTATGCCGTGGTCGGGGCCGTTAGCGTTTGGTGGAGACATCGCGATATGGGCAAGTATGAAAGGCGCTGTAGACGACACGGGACAACCGCTACTTACTAAAGATCAAACCCTTCCATCGGTACTGCGTAAATCGTTCGTCGCCCTTCTCAAAGAACAACCGCTTACATCGGGTATTAAATCCGTTGAAGAGTTCGCCACAGGCGAGGGAGACGTTTACAGAAACGCTATCGCCTCTATCGTCGCTAGTTACGTACCTATACCCGCACAAGCACGTAAGCTATCTCAAACGCTTTTAAACGGCGAAAAGACCGTCGCTGACCTACGCGGGGCTACGTACTATGAACGTATTCTGTATAGCGCCTTTGGCGTCGAACCAGCGAGCCGTAAGACCGACAGACTTGGACGCGACTTACCGACGCCTAGAACGTTTATCACGCAGAACATCACGCGTCTTGCGCCTCAAGCGCAGAAGGAACGCGATCAACTCGATCGTATTATTGCGACTGATGTTCACGGGAATATCTCGTCAAAGCCTTCAACGCTTAGAGCAGGTGTGCCTATGACGGAGTATCGCAACGAAAGCGGACAGACACTTGAATACGTTTTCAACTTACAACTTCGTGAAACGCGTATCGGTAAACTCACAATTGAAGACAAGATAGACCGACTGATTAATAAATCCACTTGGAACAAGAAGTTCGAGAAAGGTTTCCAACAAAGCGACGGTAAATATGTCAACGAAGGACTACAAGAATTAAATCAAGAACTTAACAAATACTATAATAAAACGAGGGAAAACATGACAAAGGATAAAGATTTACTATCTCAGTTTGTAAACAGCGAGGAAGAAAGCTTGCTACAAATCATTGAAAACTTAACATTGGAAACAGACAGAAGCGGAAGACCTCTATCGCCTCTTGATGTTCTCGGAATTGAATAACTAAAAAATATCATGGCAAATACATACGTCGATTACACTGGAGACGGCTCTAACACGGACTTCGTGTTCTCCTTCCCCTTCCTCGAAGATTCACATGTCGTCGTCGAAGTGGACGGTGTGGACAAGACAATAGCAGGAGGAGACTTCACGCTTCCCACAACGTCGCTAGTGCGGATGACCACAGCGCCTAATAACTTGTCTGCCGTGCGTGTTAAACGCGTCAGTGACTTCGGCACTAATCTCGTCGACTTCGTCAATGGATCGGTTCTTAACGAAGCTGATCTCGATAAAGCGTATTTGCACAACAGGTATTTGAACGAGGAAGCCGCCGAAGGGAACGATGCTTCCATGCAAATCGTAGGCGGAGGAACGGACTTCAACGCGGCGAACAAGAAGATCGTTAACCTCGCGACTCCTACCGTTACTACCGACGCCACAAACAAGAACTATGTCGATACACAAGTTGCGTTAAGCGCTACTAACCTGAGCGGTTTTGAAAGCTCGTCTCACACAGGCGATAACACAGCCGTAGACTTTACGCTGTCCTTCACGCCGCAGGTATCGACGCCTGAAGCGTTTCTTGTGACGATAGACGGAGTCGTACAGAAACCAACGACCGCTTACACGATCGACCCGGCTACGCCTAAGATCACCTTTACAAGCGCACCGCCTACAAGCGCGGTTATAAACGTCGTGGCAATCGCTCAATCGTCCACAAGCGCAAATACAACGACGGTTAAAGCGACGGGTTCGACCACGCTTAGAAGTCTTGCTGATAGGTTCGCTGATGTCGTGAATGTGTTGGATTACGGAGCCGATAGAACGGGGCAGACAGACAGCGCTTCAGCTATACACGCCGCTTTATCTGCCGCGTCTTCAGGACGATCAAAAGTCGTTTACTTTCCAAGTGGTGAGTATGAGTGTAGTACCGCTATTACTGTTCCTACAAACGTATCTTTAATTGGTGAAGATTGTAGAGTTTATCATTATTACTACGACACTGATAATCCACGAATGCCTGTATTGAGATTTACGAACGATACAGACGGGGTTATATTTGCAGGTCAATTCTTTAAGAATCAAATCAAAAACTTAGGCATTTGGTCAGGTGTTTCGTCTGGTACATCTACAGGAATAGGTTTAAGACTTTCAACAGAAGATAGTACTCTAGTAGGCGATACTACAATCGAAGGTCTAGGGAATATCTATGAAAATGTAGAAGTAAACGGCTTTCAAACAGCAGTTCTTATTTGGGGAGCTTATGCGTGGAACCAACACTTTCAAGACTTCCAAGTACATAATTGTAAGATAGGTTTTGAGATTGAATGTTTAAGCACTCATCACACAAGACTAGATAACGTTTATATAAATGTAGATAGCGGACACGCTTGGAATCATGCAGACCGTAGAGGTATTATTATGCGGTCGGGTGGTCGATTAATCGTAGATAAAGCATTGATCGAAAACATGGGTTACTGCATACAAGTAGCTCCTGTAGCGAATAGTGATTTATCTGATAGTACAAACGCTAAACAAGTATACATTAACAACTTATACACAGAGGCTCAGTTAAACGGAACAATCCTATTTACCTCTCCCGGTATCGTAAAGTTACACAATATACGGGTAGCTTATCCGTTTGTTACGGGTGGTGTTTCAGTAGTAAGATTGGCAAATACCTCACCAACTGAAAAGACTTATGTGGATATTGACGATATTCAATTAGTAGGTAACGCTTCACCTGATAATCGTAGAGTTCCTAAATTATTCTCATGTGCGGCGGGTAACGGTGCTTCAACTTACAATGTAAAATTTACTAACCTTCATTCTTATCACAACGATTTAGACGACCTTTGGGACGATAACTTCCCTCCCAACTACATTAGTTTTAAAGAGCGTGATGATGCTAATAATATCGTAGAACTTTTTCAACGCAGTACGCAGACCACTCGTTGCTACGCTGTTATAACAAACGACGAAGGTAATGTACCAGCAAACAGCTTACAATGGACATCCGTTCATGGTAATACTTTGGATGTGACTTCCTTACCCAACTTACTAACTACCGTTGATCCTATTCGACCTAAGAATACTAATCGTAAATCCGTCCGCTATGACAACACGAATAATTTTAATGGTAATACTTACAACTTTAACGACTTAAGCGGGATTAGGTATGTTAATTTCGGTGGTAATCTTACTAGTTTTTCTGTCACTATTGATACTACACATATGAACCACGGTGATGAGTTTTTAATTACAGATACCCCGTCTACTAGCGGAGCTACTGCTACAGTTACTTTCGGGTCTCAAACGTTCACTTGTAATTCACAAGAGTTTATAGTGGTAAGAAAGACGGTAGAATCCGGCGGTAGCACGGCAGAAGCTTATCGAGTAGTAGCTCGTGGAGCAGTATAACCTATGAATATATTAATTTCTAATCCTCTCTAACCACCTAATGTATGGCAATCACGACTACTCACTCCCGCATGATCGGCGACTTAGACGCCGGCTCAACCTACCTTCAAGGCACTATTGGAACCGCCGCTAACAACGTCGTTCAACTTGATGGAACCGCAAAGCTACCCGCTGTTGATGGATCGCAGTTGACGAACGTTTCCGGCGGTAAAGTTTTACAGGTTCTTCAGACAAT